TTCCCTAGGCTTCAGACGTGATGACACCCGTCAGGATCTCCTCGCGCTGCTGGTCAAGCTGGGCCAGCACCGCCTCGCGTGTGCCCTTGTAGCCCATGCTCTTGAGCATAGAGTACGCCGATGGCGCACGGCTGCGCTTCATCCCTTTCATCTCTAGCTTGAGCATAGCGCGCAGCGTGAGCAGTCGGGCGTTGGTGATTTGTTTTTCGGTCATTACGGTCATTTGGTTTCTCCTTGGTCGATGTAGTGCTTGATACGCCAGAGCTTTTCTTGCACGGCTTCCCACTCAGCCTTGCTAAGAGTCTTACCCTCTGTGCCCAACTGAGCCTTGTTAAGCAGTGCATCAACGTATCCCTCGATGACGGCCTTGGATATGGTTATCATTTCGTTTCTCCTTCCAGTTCAGTTTCCAACGTCTCCAACAATGCAATGACATCATCAATGCACTGGCCATAGGTTGCCTCGCTCTCGTGCGGGCACATCATCTCGTCACGCCTTGGGCGCATTGCATTTCTCATGTCGTACATATCGAACAGTGCAATCTGCACATCGTCCAACCGCATTTCAATCTTAGTTCTCATGCTGTTTCCTTCGTTGGGTAATCATCGGTGAATTGGAATTGCCATTGTCTTAGCAAAGCCTCGTCTGTGTAGACGCGGTAGCCGCCATCCGCAAAGAACTGCGCGACCTCGCCAAAGTCCCCATTCATATCAAACAGGTACTCCAGTTCGTGTTTGGTCAAGTCGTACACCATCTCTTCTCTTGTCTTCATATCATTCTCCTAGTAACACGCGGCCTGAGACGGCAGGCCGCTAACCGATTTACTTACACAGACTCTTCGATGCCAGTCCAGTCGCAGTAATAGCACAGTACCTCGGCCAGTATCTGCGGCGCAGACGTAGTTGAGTACGCGTACTCGATAAGCTCCTCGACATCGCGCTCCATGATGAGGTCAATCAGGTACTTCTCACGCGCACTGATGGTGTGCTGATGGTTGTACTTAGACTCGCTTGGCACCATGGATGCAAACACAATGGGCAGCGCTACGTCAGGGAACGAATTCATCATCTCGGATACAGCGTCAACCTCTATGTCATGGATAGCTTGGCAAATAGCAGTCGCTTGCTTCTCGTCAGTCGTCCACTCGTAGTCGTCCTCCTTGTATGCAGCGTGGTGTGCGCTGACCAGCTTGACGTTGCCGATATGCTTGTGGTCATAGGTGTAGTCGTAGTCGTCAGCGTCATCGTATGCGCTGTACCCATACCCGTTACCACGCCAGCCCTTGGATGCGCCCATGTAGTAGTTGGGGATGAGCGCAGAGGGACGCCACGCATAGGTATTGCTGAACCACATACCATCGTGCTCGACACCCTGATCGAAGTTGACATGGGACATACGACCCTCGCCGTTCATGAACACGAAGCGGTTGTTGGCAATGAAGTCTGCAACCATAGTCAAGAACGAGTCGTTGAAGATCATGTCGGGATGCTCAGCGATGGGCGAGGCCAAGTAGTCCTTGATGAAGTGCCATGTATCGGACTTGCTCTCGTCAGCCTTGTTGCCTGTGTGCAAGATGCCGTTGTGCATCATCGCTATGTAGCCCGGCACGATGTCGTAGGGATGGCAGTTGGTCAGGTCTGTGTCACCATGCGTAGTCATGCGGAAGTGGATAGCAATGTCACGCTCATCGCTAGGCATACGCTTGATGCACGCCTCGGCATCGGCCATCGACTTGGGCAGGAACTTGACAACCTTGAGGCCGTCCTTGGTTCCATACATATAGCCGATGCCATCCGAGTTGGATGTGTAGATGTCTTTGAGCATACCCTTGGTCTCCAGCAGGGTTGCGCGGACTTGGGAAGATTTACCAGTAATGATTAGGCACATAAGATTCTCCTTGAATAGTTAATTAAACAGTTGTCTCGTCAGCGGACACGACCGCGACAGCATTGGGGTTGGCCTTCTTCTTGGGCGCAACCTCGTACCACGCAGCGAGGCTGGGATACAACGCATACGACTTGGCAAGCCAGCCCTTGAACGCACCATGCGTGAGGTCACGATACGATGCAGAGCGCACGAACATAACAGCAGCATGGGTGAACTCGATCTGCGCAAGCAGTCGCTCCTTCTTGAGGGATGCCCTGAAGATACGCAGCTCGACAGTATTGAACTTGCGCCCACTCGTGTCGAATTTGTAGTGGTCAATACCGAGGCGCATCATCTCGTCCCTGTCCATGTTGCACACGTTGACCATGCGATAGCGCGCACTGTCCTTGCCCTTGACTGCGGTCTTGGGATTGGTGAGCAGCGACTGGTCATCGGCTGCACAGTAGTGACGCGCTTGGCTATCGGTCTTGGGATGGCGACCAGCTAGGCTGCGGATGAAGTCGGCGTTGTTGTCATCGTTGATGAACATGAGGAACTTGCCGAGAGTCATCGGCGTGAAGGCACGAGAGTCGATGTGCACATGAAGCCCACAAGTACCAGCGTTCCATGCACGATAGCCTGACTTGACCTGCCAAGACTTGAACCTGCGGATATGCTCGTCAAGACCACGCGGCGCAGTAACGATCTCGAACCCATCGCTAGGCAGCGAGCCGTCAGACTTGGCGATGCAATAGTCCTCACCGAGTTGGTCACGCACATCAGCGATGGCCTCACGCATAGAGCTACGACCACCAGCGCACATCTCAAGCTCAACGCCTAGCGTGAAGTTGCCAAACGCCGATGAGTGGATGGATTGGTCACGCTCCAAGTGGCGCAGCACGTTGGTGCTGTACGACATGAGACCGCTAGGTTCCTCGTCATCGTCCTCGTCGTCCTCGTTCGACTCCTCGTAGGAATAGTACAGGTCATCGCTCGCATGGTAGTACGCATCGTCACGAGGCCAGTACTCGTCCGCATCCTCAACGTGTACAGCGTCATCGGCAAAGCACGATTCACACCACGTATCGCCACGCACATCGTGCGTATCGCTGACTGACTCGATGTGACCGCAGTCGCATATCTCATACGATGCCTGACCGCCGGACAGCTCGGACATCTTGGACAGGAAGTCCGAGTCCACGAACATAGTGCTGTACCCAAACAAGCGCTTGAGGTTGTAGTGAATCTCATCAGGCCAGTCGCCGGTACGCGCACCAAAGCTTACAAATTTCCCAAGCTGCTTGCGAAAGTGCCGGACGTTCTTGATCTCACGATCACGCAAAGGCTGGTTCTTGTAGTGTGCGAACAGCGTGCTGCGCAGCCCTGCCTTGCGTATGATGCGGTCGGTGCGCGCCTCGACAAACTTGTCCATGCGTACCTCCCAACCGATGCGCTTGGCGTAGCTGTAGTTCTGAAGCACAGGCAAGTACTTGCCTAGCAGCTTCTCGATGATGCGCTTGTACGCATGATGGTCTATCTGCACCATCTCTACCTCGGACATAGGCACAAGCGTTGCAGCTACTTCCTCGGCATAGCCCGTTGCTCCGAACGCGTTAACACGCGTGTTCTTGCTGATGTTCAGATACGCAACGTTCTGAATCGCATAACACAAGTCGGTGTACTCGTCGTCGCCGACAGGTATTTCATACGGCCTGTCCGCGAACATGGTGGTGCTGTACGTTGTCTCGTTGTACGCAGCGAAGTGCTTGCCGTCCGAGACGAGGAAGTAACGACCACGGCCAGCGGTATGGGTAGCTGGCACGAATTGATTAACCGAGAACGAATAAAAACGTAGCATGATATTGCTCACTTTCCTTGAGTTTGTTTTTGGTTGGGGACAGGTTGTCCCCGACTGATTGATTTGATTGGGGTACTAGCCCGATGTAGTTACTGCATTGCTCCTAGGTTGATCTCATACAAGGGGTGAAAGAATAGGGTCGTGCCTATGCCAGCGTAGTGTTTCAACTCCCGCCCATGAAACACGAGGTCAAAGCCCTCGTCCCGTAACTCACGCAGGATCTCATCGCATACGCTGTCAGGCATATCCTTGGGCAGGATCAAGCACTTGCGCTCGATGTACTCGCCCTTGTCTGTCTTGATTTCCACTACTGCTGTGTGTGCTTTCATACTCATGTTGTTTCTCCTTTAGGGTTTAGTTAACCAATATTTGAGCGCGGCGATGGCCTGCTCCGGTGTGCGCGTGCTGCTACAGCCCAAATCTCTCTCGCTAAAGCACGTCGAGCCGTGCCACTCAGGGCAGGCGTCCAGCGGTACGTGCTTAAAGCACCAGTCCTCGCCGTTGAACTCGGCGGTTGTGTTGTCCCATGTGTTTTGTTTCATGCTTCTTCTCCTGATGTAAACAACCCTGACCACGTTCGTGGTACTGGATCGCTTGGGTTTAGGTTATCTATGCGCCTTAGCGCCTCTGCGAGTTTGCTTAACTTCGCTTTACTCCTTTCGGTTGGGTTTAGTTGATTACTCTGCACTGCTATGCCGTGCTCCTTGATGGTGCGTGTCTTGAGCCTGTCTCTTAGTCTATCGTTTGACTCTGCCTTGACTGTGCGTGGGAAGGGCAGCTTGATTTTGGTTCGCTGCTTGGGCGGTATGTCCCCGAACAGGGCGACCACGCGCTGCTTGTGTCTGTCCTTTACCCAATCCGTCCAGTGGATGCCGCCGTTGGGTAGCTTGCGTTCTCGGGCCAGCACAGCGGGGGTTTGGCGGCTGCGTATGTGGTTGGTGAATTCCTCCCGCAGTTTTTCCAGCACCATGATGTAGCCCTCGATGGCGACCAGCTTTGGGGACAGCGTGTCCCCAACCGATTGCTTCTTCTCGTAGTTGCGCATCGAGCGTAGGGATTCCCTCTCCATGCGTAGGCCATCGAGCAGCGGTCGCCACTCCGCCCTGACTTTGGTGCGCTGCGCTTGGTCTGAGCGCATGGCTGCCTTCTGCGCTAGGACTGTGGCCTTGATGTGTTCGCGGTGTTCCTGCGGTACGTCCAGCTTCATGACGTGGTTGTGCAGTTGGTTGGGCGTGAGCCGCATGAGGTGTGTGTACTGGTGTGACATGGCTGATACTCCGTATAATCTCAGTTGGGGACAGGCTGTCCCGATCCTCATTATACAACATTGATTTGATTAGACAAAAACTGTCCGAGATTACCGGACGTAGACCAAAAATTCGACACTCGGTTCTCCCTCTCATAGCGGGGTGATTTGGGGGTGATTTGTCGCGGTATCTATCTCGCGCAGGGTTGCAAGGCCCCCGAGGAAAACAGGGAAAGTGTCGGCAAAGTATGGAGGCATATATATAAAACTCTTTTAAATGTATTTATATATATATAGAGAGGACGCGGGTTAGCTAAGTCCTTGATTTATAACGCTTAATTGATGTCGAGAATTTGGTCTAGGTTCGGTAATCATGGATAGCAAATTTTGTGGTATTTATACAACGTATAATGACTGTTGGGGACATGGTGTCCCCGACCAGCATCAATAGTCCAGCCTAGTTTGCTCGTACGCCCGCCCTGCTGGAGCAGAGTAGTAGCTAAGCCCGTAAGGAGCAGTTTTAACCGCCTTGATTGCCTTGCGCCGAGAGATGAGCGTTCGCCGTCCGGCGAACCATTGGTGGGCGTCAACCCACACTTCTCCTTTGCTTGTTGCTACGGCTAATGCCATGCCGCCCATAGGGGTGGCGTTACGCTTAAATCCAATTACTCTCATGTTATTTCTCCTAAGTATAAAAAGTGACTGAGCAGTCACGAAATGCACCGATGGTGCACAAAACATACGCGATAGACACAAAACAGAACACCGCGTCATCCCCGCCCTCGGAGTCTGACGCGGAAAAACCAGTCGGGGACAAGCTGTCCCGAACCGATCAATACTGGATTCCGGCTTTCACGGCTGCGAGGAAAGCAGCAAGCTGCTTCTTGTCCAAGCCCGCAGCGATCACGGCGTCGATCGTGCTATCCACGAGTGCCGTAGGCACTTTGACCTCGGCCTTCTCCTTGTGGCCGGAAACCTCACCGACAATTTCCTTCACCAAACGGCCCAATGCCTTACGGCAAGCCTCGTACTGTGGATGCTCTGCATCCAGCACCATCTGGCCCTTGGCCTTGGATTGGTCGCTACCCTTTACAAGGGTAACGTTGTACTTGGGATAGCTGGCTACCTCTGGTAGCAACGCGGCGCGGATGGCCTCCGCCGTTTGCTTCGCAAACTGCACACGCAAGGCAGCTATGTGATCGCCGTAGGCGAAAGCCGCGTCGAGGGCGCCGTGAACGTGGGAGACGGCGGAAGTGGTTGTGATTGCTTTTTTCATGGTACGTTTTTCCTTGAGTTAAGTTGATGCCGCAAAGGGCTAATCCCCAATTGGCAATACCAGTATCGCATTACCCCCCATTTGATCGACTACTTGGCCCTGATTCGTGGCCAGTTTGGGACGTATTGTCCCTATCCATTGCGTTCCTGACCCTGCGACCCCCACCATACCCCCATCCCCCCTTTATGACGTGTGGCCGACCATGGCGCGATAACACTGTTTTGCACCCGCAAACCAAATTTTTTAAAAATCTATGCGGTAATCACAAAATCCGTAGCCTATAAGCTACAACCAGCCCCAGCAAACACCCCCCACCTTGAAAATTCAACGCCAGACGTAAAAATTTCTATAAAAAATAAAGAATACACGGCCTATTACGCTGCAATAGGCTGCCTATAAAACAAAAAAAACCCCCGGGCATAACACCGGGGGTTTAAAAAATGGGTAATCAACCCACTCAAGGAGAAGCAACATGCCAAAAAATTGCCATATCACCGGAATCAAGTATATACTAGCGCCAACGAGGCTGCAAGGGCTTACGCATGTTGGAACATTTAATAGAGTTTGAACCGCACGTCGAGGACTACGACGCAGAAAGAACCCCGCTTGACAAAGCAGGGGTAGCGGACACTGTTGACGCCCAAGTCGAGACGGCAAACTGGCTCAAAAGCCTTGGCGCGGTGGACGAAGATACCGCAGTTGACAAAGCCCAGACCGATTTCGCACGAAAAGCGTTCACAAACATCGTCACCGGGCAGCCGACAGAACTGACAAAAGACTCCATCACCAAAATACAAGTCCCTGCTGCGGTGCAGCATTTAGTCGGCATGCTTACGGCCTACGACTGGGAGTTTGTCCATCAGGCGCAGCAACTGCGCGGCTACTGCGTAGCCCAGCTGGTCGAGGAAACCAAGAATCCCAGCGCCAGCATCAGGCTCAAAGCGCTCACAGCGCTGGGCAAGGTGACCGAGGTCGGGCTGTTCACCGAAAAAATTGAAATCAAGAAGGACGAGATGACCGACCTCCAGTTGGAGCAGCGGATCAAAGACAAGCTGGCCAAGTTCATGCAGATCGTGGACGTGGTGGAGATCGAAGACATGGAAATCAAGACAACGCCAGCCCCGTTAGACACCGATGCACCTTAACCAGTTCACCACGCTCACTCCTCGGGAGGTTGCCGCCATCCAATTGGCGCTTCCCAGTATGTCTATTGCGGACAAGATGGAGTTGTTGGACGACTTGGAGATCAGAGAGCGGCGCGCTTCCTTGGTAGCGGCCAAGACCAACATGCTGGGGTTTGCCACGGAGGTCTACCCGGGGTTCAAGGTAGGACCGCACCACAAAAAGCTGGCCAAGATCTTTACGGACGTGATTGAGGGTAAGAAAAAGCGGGTTATCATTAACATTGCCCCGCGTATGGGCAAGTCCGAGTTCTCGTCCTACCTGTTCCCGGCGTACTTCCTTGGCAAGTTCCCGGTAAAGAAAATTATCATGGCCACGCACACGGCGGGCCTGTCCGAAGACTACGGGCGCAGGATCAGGAACCTTTTGGATACGGAGGAGTACCATGGCATTTTCCCAGATACCAATGTGGCGTCAGATCAGAAGGCGGCTGGCAAATGGTCTACTGCTGCTGGCGGGCAGTACTATGCTGCTGGCGTGGGCGGCGCTCTTGCTGGTCGCGGTGCTGACCTATTTGTCATTGACGATCCCCATTCAGAACAGGACGTAAAAGCCAACAGCCGTCTAGCGTTTGACACGGCGTGGTCGTGGTTCCAAACTGGCCCGTTGCAGCGCTTGATGCCGGGTGGGGCGATCATTGTCATCATGACGCGCTGGGGTAAGCTGGACTTGACCGGACGACTGATCGACTACCAGACCAAGAACCCACAGGCCGTGCCGTGGGAGATCGTAGAACTACCGGCCATCCTCAACGAGGACACCGAGAATGAGAAATCCCTCTGGCCAGAGCAATGGCCACTGGAGCAGCTAAAGGCAACCAAGGCATCCATCGACCCCCAGTACTGGAACGCCCAGTACATGCAGCAGCCCACCTCCAACTCAGCGGCCATCATCTCGCGCAAGCTGTGGAGAGTCTGGGAGCCCGAAGATCCGCCAAAGTGTGACTACATTATCCAGTCGTGGGACACAGCGCACGAGACAAAGAACCGGTCGGACTACTCGGCCTGCACCACTTGGGGTGTGTTCTACAACGAGAACGAGCGCGACGAGGCACAGGTCATCCTGCTGGACGCATTTAAAGACCGGATGGAGTTTCCCGAACTTAAAGCCGCAGCGCTCAAGCACTATAAAGAGTGGGAGCCTGATGCGTTCGTGGTGGAGAAGAAGGCTGCTGGTGCGCCGCTGATCCAAGAGTTCCGGGCCATGGGCATACCGGTGCAGGAGACCAACCCCAGCCGGGGCAACGACAAGATCGTGCGGGTCAACGCTATTGCGGATTTATTTGCTTCGGGTAAAGTCTGGGCTCCAGACACACGCTGGGCACGGGAAGTGATTGAGGAGGTTGCCTCCTTCCCCAACGGTGATAATGATGACTATGTGGATACCACGTCCCAAGCGCTGCTACGGTTCCGCCAAGGTGGGTTTATAACCTTAGACAGCGACGAGAAAGACGAACCCAAATACTTTCGCCGCCGATCGGCTGCATATTACTAAGGACAGAACATGGCTACCAATGTTGACAAAGCGCTGTACCAGCAACCCGTTGGGATCGACGCGCTAGGCGAAAATGAATCCCCGCTGGAGATCGAGATCGTTGACCCCGAGGAGGTCAACATTGGTATTGACGGGTTGGAGATCAGCTTAAAACCCGGTGAGGATGACGGCGAAGAAGGGTTTGATGACAACCTTGCCGAGTACATGAACGACGGCGCGCTTAGTTCAATGGCCGGGGATCTGGCCTCCGATATTGACAATGACAAGGCCTCGCGCAAGGACTGGGAGAAAGCCTACGTCGAAGGACTAAAGCTACTGGGCCTCCAGATCGAGGAGCGCACAGAGCCGTGGAACGGGGCCAGTGGCGTGTTCCATCCCATGATTACCGAAGCCGTTGTACGGTTTCAAGCTGAGATGATTACCGAGACCTTCCCTGCGCAGGGGCCGGTCAAGACCAAGATCATTGGGTTGGATACGCCGGAGGTCAAAGAGGCGGCCATCCGCGTCGAGGATGACATGAACTTCCGCCTGACGGAGAAGATGGTGGAGTTCCGCCCTGAGCATGAGCGCATGCTGTGGAGCCTCCCGGCCACCGGCTCGGCGTTTAAGAAGGTGTACTACGATCCCAATTTGGGACGTGAAGTGTCGATGTTTGTGCCCGCAGAGGACATCCTGCTGCCCTACGGCACCACGGACTTGGACACTTGCTACCGCCTGACGCACGTCATGCGCAAGACCAAGAACGAGATTTTGAAGCTCCAGCAAGCTGGGTTTTACATTGACTTTGAGCTGCCGGACGCGCCCAAGGAGCGCACGGACATTCAGAAGGCCAAGGACAAGGAGACCGGGTTTAACGACCTGAACGACGAGCGCTATACTTTATATGAGTGCCACGTTGACCTTGACTTGGAAGGCTACGAGGACGAAGACGAGGACGGCGAGACCACAGGGATCATGCTGCCCTACGTAGTTACCCTAATAAAGGGAACAAACGACATCCTGTCGATTCGTCGCAACTGGAAGGAAGACGACGACCTTAAACTCAAGCGCCAGCACTTTGTACACTACCAGTACATCCCCGGCTTTGGTGCGTATGGCTTTGGTCTGTTCCACTTGATCGGTGGCTACGCCAAGTCGGCCACCTCCCTCATGCGCCAGCTTGTGGACGCCGGTACCCTGTCCAACCTGCCGGGCGGTCTGAAGTCCCGTGGGATGCGCATCAAGGGCGACGATACCCCGATCGCTCCGGGCGAGTGGCGCGATGTGGACATTGGCTCGGGCGCGCTGCGGGACAATATCTTACCGCTACCTTACAAGGAGCCCAGCCAAGTTCTGATGTCCCTGATGGGCCAGATCGTGGAAGAAGGCCGTCGGTTTGCTTCCACGGCGGACATGAAGGTCTCGGACATGTCGGCGCAGGCCCCGGTGGGTACCACCCTTGCGCTGCTGGAGCGCCAGCTTAAAGTGATGACGGCTGTGCAGGCCCGTGTGCACTTCGCCCTCAAGCAGGAGTTAAAACTCCTCAAGAACATCATCCGCGACTACACCGACCCGGATTACAGCTACCAGCCCGAGTACGGCAACCGTCAGGCCAAGCAGGCCGACTACGACTTGGTGGACTTGATCCCCGTCTCCGACCCCAACGCAGCCACCCTTAGCCAGCGCGTCATCCAGTACCAAGCGGTCATCCAGATGGCGCAGATGGCACCGGACATTTACGACCTGCCCCAGTTGCACCGGGGGATGCTGGAGGTGCTTGGTATTAAGAATGCCGAGAAGCTGGTGCCCATTGAGGAGGACATGAAGCCGGTTGACCCCGTGTCTGAGAACCAAAAGGCGCTTACGGGTAAACCCTTAAAGGCGTTCATGTACCAAAACCACGAGGCCCACCTGCAAGTGCACATGATGCTGCTTCAAGACCCCCAGATGCAGCAGTTCATTGGCCAGAACCCGCAGGCACCGCGCATCATCGGGGCAATTACCGCCCACATCGCCGAGCACGTTGGGTTCAAGATGCGCCAGCAGATCGAGCAACAGTTGGGTATGGCCCTGCCGCCCGAGGACGAGAAGCTGCCGCCAGAGATCGAGACCGCGCTGTCGGGCATGATGGCCCAAGCGGCCAATCAGGTGTTGCAGCAGAACCAAGCAGCCGCTGCCCAGCAGCAGGCGCAGCAGCAGTCCCAAGACCCCGTGTTGCAGATGCAACAGCAAGAACTCCAGCTTCGCTCCAAAGAAGTGGAGATCAAGGGACAGAAGGTTGCCCTTGACGCAGCCGCCAAGTCAGACGCCCAGAAACTGCGTGAGCAGGAAATCGCGGGCCGCTTGCAGCTTGACGCCATGAGAGTGGGCGCGCAGATCAAGGAAAGCCAAGCCAAGCAGCAGTTCGAGCAAGAGCACGCAGGCTTCAAGCTGGGCTCCGACGTTGCCAAAGACAAGGCAAACCGAGACTTTCAGATCAGGAATACAGCTTTGCAACACCTCAACCAGAAAGGTAACCAACCCAAATGATCCAAGATTTCGCACGCGTATTGCGCGAAAAAATACGTACCGACATGAACAATTACGCCGATGACTTGGCCGGTGGAATCTGTCGCAATTTTGATGAGTACCAAAAACTCTGTGGGGTTATCTCGGGTCTAGCCCTTGCAGAGCGTTATCTCCTTGACCTGCTTGAGAAAGTTGAAAAAGCCAATGAGTGATCTTGATCTCTCTCCCGGTGCGTTTGCACTGCCTGAACCCATCCAGCAAATGGATGCACCTGAACCCGAGGCTACGGCTGAGGAAAAAGCTACCCAGCTTCCCACCCCACAAGGTTGGCGAATACTGTGTGCTGTGCCTGAAGTGGATGCAAAGATCCAAGGCACTGAGTTGGACTTGGTTAAAGCAAGTTCAGTAATGCGCCAAGAAGAGCACTCAACCAGCGTGTTGTTTGTTTTGAAAGTTGGCGCTGACGCGTACAAAGACACCACCAAGTTCCCCACAGGAGCATGGTGCCAAGAAGGCGACTTCGTGTTAGTGCGTGCTTACTCCGGTACCCGATTTAAGATATTTGGTAAGGAGTTCCGTCTCATCAACGATGACCAAGTTGATGCTGTTGTGCAAGACCCTCGCGGTATTACCCGCGCTTGAAGGAGTAGATATGCCTGAAGCATTTAAATTCCCAGACGAAATTGAAGCCAAAGTCGAATTTGACGACGGCACAGACATCGAAATCGAGATCGAGGACGATACCCCCGAACGGGACAGGGGCCGTAAACCTCTGAGTCATGAAGTAGCGGATCCGACAGACGAGGAAATTGAGTCGTACTCCGACAAGGTGAAGAACCGCATTAAGGAACTAACCCACGCCCGTCACGATGAGCGCCGGAACAAAGAAGCCGTTTTGCGAGAAAAGCAGGAGCTTGAGCGCCTTGCACAGCATTTGGTTGAGGAAAACAAGCAACTCAAGACAAACGTCTATAAAGGGCAGGAAGCCGTCATCGAAGGGGCCAAGCAAAAAGCCGCCGGAGAACTGGATACCGCCCGCCGTAGACTGAAGGAAGCGCAAGAATCCTACGACAATGACGCCATCATTGCGGCACAAGAAGCCGTCATGGACGCCAAATTTAGGGTGGAGCAGATAAAAAATTATCGTCCAGCCCCTTTACAAGAGGAAGAAAATAGGGTACAAACTACCCAAATCCAGCCTGAGAAGGCTCCCCCGGACGAAAAAACGCTGCGCTGGCAGGCCAAAAACCAGTGGTTCGGACAAGACGGATTTGAGGAATACACCAGCTATGCGCTAGGGCTGCACAAAAAGCTAGTACAAAACGGGGTTGATCCCCGCTCTGAGCAATATTTCGAGCAAATTGATGCTCGCATGAGATCTACTTTCCCTGAAGTTTTCAGTGGCAGTAGACGGTCTACGTCCGGTGAGGCTCAACGACGACCTACGACAGTGGTTGCCTCCGCGTCTCGTTCCACGAGTGGCGGAAAAGTTCGGTTAACTACCACGCAAGTGGCGTTGGCAAAGAAGTTTGGTTTAACCCCGCAGCAATATGCTGTACAAGTAGCAAAATTGGAGAGTCAAAATGGCTGAAGTTCAAAACCGTACAAATCGTGACATGGTGTCACGCGATAAAAACGCTCGATATGTTTACAAACCGTCGAGCACACTGCCAGACCCAACACCTGAACCGGGATTTACGTATCGCTGGATAGCGACACATGTTCTGGGACAGTCCGACCCGACCAACGTGTCTCGTAAGATGCGCGATGGCTACGAGCCGGTGAAGGCGGCAGATCATCCGGAAATGATGATTCCCGGTAATGAAAAGACAGGTAATATTGAAATTGGTGGACTCATGCTTTGCAAGATCCCCACCGAGAGAGCGATTGCCATGTCTGAGTACTACGCCGGGCAGAACCAGAACCAGATGGATTCAGTTGACAACAACTTCATGCGACAAAATGACCCGCGCATGCCGTTATTCTCAGACCGCAAGTCTTCGGTAACGCGTGGCGGATTCGGAAATGGTATTAAATAAGGAGTCCTTAAATGGCTTATCCGGTTATTGATGCCCCCTATGGGCTAAAGCCGATCAACTTGATCGGAGGTCAGGTATTTGCGGGTTCTACTCGTGAATACCCGATCACTAACGGTTACAGCACGACGATCTTCTACGGTGATTACGTAGGACTGTCTCGTGGTGAAATCGTGCGCTTGTCTGTGTCTACCGGCACGGCTGGCAATCAAACAGGTGTCTTCTTGGGATGCCGTTACACAAACCCAACTACCAAACAGTTGACCTTCTCGCAATACTGGCCCGCATCTACTGCGGCTGGCGATGCAGTAGCTATTGTTAGTGATGACCCTGATATGGTCTTTAAAGTAGTGGTTTGTTCTGGTACTACCGTTGTTGCTTCTGGTGCCCGTGCAATGATTGGCCAAAACTTGGCCATGATTAACAACACAGGTAGCTTAATCAGCGGTGATTCCAAGAACGCAGCGTTAGCCCCTAGCGATACGCCCGCCACCACCGCTGCCCTGCCCGTTCGCGTGCTTGGCTTGGTGCCTGACACGGCTGTCTCACTTGGTAATGCAACCTATACCAGCATCTCTACCGCTACTGTGACCTGCTCGGCTCTGCCGTTTGCGTTGCCTGTTGGTACTGACGTTGGCTCGTTGGACTCTGCTGGAAACTACGTTTCTGCTGGTTCGTTTGTTGACACCGCCGCCGCTGCCGGTGCTACATCGTTTATTTTGAATCAAGCTCCTGTTGCTACACTGAACACCACACTCGTGTTTATGCAGTACCCCGAGATTCTGGTCAAGATCAACTTTGGTCAGCATCAGTACTATGCTGCTACCAGCATCGCTTAAGGAGTAACTCAA